ATGCGCGAAGGATCGAAACAGGTTCCGGTGGAAGAAATCGTCAGGTTGTTCAATGAACTTCTACCGACCCTGCCGAGCGTTGTCCTGATCAACAAGGACCGTACAGCGAAGATCAAGGCGCGTTGGGCTGAGAGTCCTGTTCACCAGGACATTGAGTTCTGGCGTGATTTCTTTGCCACTGTCGCAGTAAGCGATTTCCTGATGGGGCGTGTACCTGGTCGGAATGGCTCGAAAGCCTTCCAGGCCACGTTTGACTGGCTCATGGCTCCAACAAACTTCGTCAAGGTTGTGGAGGGTAATTACCATGCGTGAGCCGTATAGCCTTGAAGCGGAGCACGGCCTGCTGGGAGCAATGCTGCAGCGGCCAGAATTGATTGACACGCTGTCTGATGACCTGAGCCCTGAGTCGTTTTACTTTGCTGAAAACGCCGAGGTGTTCCGCGGCATCCAAGCCCTGCGTGCTGCCGGCAAAGCAGTGGACTTGCTGACCGTGGCAGACCACATCGGCATGCTCGACAACGGCGACCGAGCACTGGGCCACTGCGCCGCCCTGGTCAACAACACGCCCAGCGTTGCCAGCGCCGGCACTTACGCGGGGATTGTCCGCGAGCGGGCGGTAGAGCGGGCGCTTTACGACCTGAGTGACCGCACGCTGGAGATTGTGCAGGGCGGCGGTGATATCCAGGACAAGATTGCGGCAGTGCAGGCAGCTGCGATGGGCATCGACTCCGGGTGCAACGGAGAAGAGGTTGTGAAAGCTTCGGACCTGATGGCTGACCAGCTGGAGGTGTGGCAGGAGCGTCATGATCGATTGTTGCGCGGTGAGACGTTGATCGGACTGTCGACTGGCCTGTCCGACCTCGACGAAAAGTTGGGTGGCCTTCAGCCAGAGCAGCTAATCATCGTGGCAGGGCGGCCGGCAATGGGGAAAACCACCCTGGGCATGGGGTTCGTGCTGAATGCAGTAGTCCGCCAAAAGAAGTCTGGGCTGGTGGTTAGCCTGGAAATGAGCAAAGGCCAACTGATCGACCGCGCCGTTGCCGCCGAGGGCAAGATTCCGCTGAGCCTGATCAAGAACGGTTCAGCCTGCGAGTCGCATGGCGCGGAATTGTGTGCGGCGGCTGCAAAGTTGAAGCACGCGAATCTGTTCATCGCTGATCGCGCTGCCGGCACCGTTGGTCGCATCCGATCACTGGCGCGCAGGCACAAAATGAGGTACGGCCTCGACATCCTGATGATTGACTACCTGCAACTGATGGATGGCGTTGGCGGAAACCGCACAGAAGAAGTGAGCAGCATCAGTCGTGGCTGCAAGTTGCTTGCACGCGAACTCGGAATCCCTGTCGTCCTACTCAGCCAGCTTTCCCGAAAGTGCGAGGAGCGCCCAAACAAGCGCCCAGTGCAGTCTGACCTTCGTGAGTCAGGAGCGATCGAGCAGGATGCCGATGTGATCCTGTTCGTGTACCGCGACGAGGTTTATCACGAGGACAGCGAGTTCAAGGGCGTGGCCGAAATCATCATCGGTAAGGGTCGCGATATTGAGACGGGTACCGTGCGCGCTGCCTTCCTGGGGCAGTACAACCGCTTCGAAAACTTGACCGCAAATTGGCAGCCCCCACCCAAGCCTGCTCCTACGACAGAGCGGTCGCTCGCTTCTCGATACGCCCGCAAGGATCCCTCGAATGACTGACCCAATGCATTCGCAGCCACAGCTGCCTGAGTACCGCTACGCGCTCTACTGCAGGTCCGACTTGTTCGGGCTCTGCGAAAACCCCCAGCCACCCGTTGCGCTTTATCGCGAGAAGGAGCTTGCAGTTGCCCATGGCAGTCGCATGTGGCCGAACGCGTATCGCGTTATCGATCTTCATGGAGAAGACAGCCCATGCGGCAATCGAAACTGACCAAGGCCGCCAGAGGCCGGGAGTGCCAAGTGCGCATCCCTGGTGTCTGCAATGGCAATCCCGAGACTACCGTTCTTGCGCACTACCGCCTGGCCGGCACCTGTGGCATCGGCAACAAGCCGCACGACATGCAGGGCGCCTGGTGCTGCAGCGCCTGCCATGACGCGTGCGACGGCCGTAGCCACGGTATCGACCGCGCCACGGCTCGCCAGTACCACGCCGAGGGCGTCATGCGCACTCAGGCCGCACTACTCAACGAGGGAGTCCTGATCGCATGACAAATACCGCCGCCGTAAAGATCAGCGATGCTGAGATCCGCCGCCAGGCAGAGGGCCGGGTCCGCGACTTGCGCGCCTTGGGCAACCAAGGTCTGTATTTCAGGTTTCACCGGTCCCGCGAGCGCGGTTCCTGGTATCTGGTCACCAAGGGCAAGTGGAATCTCATCGGCAGCTATCCAGAGCTGAGCGCTGCCAAGGTGGCAGCTGCGCTACCAGATATCCGCCTGCGTCTGGAGGCGGGGGAGGGCTCCGGCCTGTCGAGCTGGGTGCTGACCGGTGAGCTGCTGGGCTGGTTTTCTGAGCGCATGGCTCGCGACCGAAACCTGTCGGCAAAGCGCAAGAACACGGCAGCATCGGCGATCAAGCAGCACCTGATCCCGCGCCTCGGCCAGATCCCGCTGGCTCAGATCGATAAGGCGCTGCTCGATCGCGAACTGATGTGGCCACTGCAAGAGTCGCTGTCGATCGACTACGTCCGCCTTGTGTTCCAGTTGCTGGCCCTGGCCTTCCGTCGCGCCTTCAAGCTTGGACTGATCAGTTCCAACCCCATGGCTAGCATTCGCTTCGGTGACTTCTCTAAGGCCAAGGTCACAGTCAAGCCATCGCGTCTGCGCGGTGTACACCTGGAAGAGCTTCTGGGACACCTGCTGAGCACGCTCGCCCACAATCCACAACGTGGCGTGCTGGCTCTGATGATGCTGTGCCACGGCACTCGGTTGGGCGAAACCCGCCAGGCCCGCTGGAGTCATGTCAGCCTGGCTGAGCGCGAGTGGTTCATTCCTGCCGAGCACACGAAAACCGGTGTCGAGCACCGTCTGCCGCTGACCGACCAGGTGCGCTTCCTGCTGATGGCGTACCGAGAGATCCAGCGTAACCAGGGCTACGAAGGGCAGTTCCTGTTCCCTGGCAGGCAAGGCAAGCCCATGAGTGAGGTGAAGGCGTGGGAAGTGTTCGCTGCCATCAGTCAGGGCGAGTGGACCAGTCACGACCTGCGCAAGCTTGCCCGCACCGGCTGGGCTGACCTGGGCGTCGATCACCTGGTGGGTGAACTGCTGATCAACCATGCCATGGGGCACAACGTGAAGGTGTACATCCAGTCCGACATCATGGCCCGCAAGCGCGAGGCTCTGGAGAAGTGGCATGCACACCTTGACCAGAAGGGTTTGGCAGCGATTCACGGATTGACCGGCGATAGATCCGTTGATTCAGGGATTCTACTGCGAGCCGCAGAGCGTGCGGGTTACAGCGAAATTTCGGAATCAACCATAAGCGAGGATTCGAAATGCTGAAGAAGAGCCACGGCCCGGCATTCAAAGCCAGGGTCATCGCCCTGGTGCAGTGCCCAGCCTGTCATGGAAAGGCAGTCACCAAGGGCGTGTTCTACGAGGTTGCTTGTGCGCCTTGCAGCGCCTCTGGCTGGGTCTCTGCGGAGACCGGCGAGTCGCTTCCGCTGGAGGATCTGGTTACTCAACTCAGCCTGAAGTTGCAGGCTGCTAACAGGCAGATCGAGTCTCTGCAAAAGCCCAAGGCTGACGTCGTGGGCAACAATCGCCGGGGTCCCGGCGCATCGAATTTCGTGGGGGATTGAGTCATGGCAAGAGCAAAGAGAGTTACGGAACGGACGGCAGAGGATCTGCTGGAGCATTGGGGTAGGTGGGTAGTGCTGGGCTCCGGTGTGTCGTGCTGTGCATCCAGGGAGAACACAATTCTCTCGCCGATGATTACTGACGACGATGCACTCCTGATCGATGGCCTGATGGGCAGGCTGCTCAAGCGCTACCCGGAGTGCGGAAACGTGTTGATGCGCTACTACACGACGCGTGACACGTCTCTGCTGGATGTCGGTAAGAAACTCGGCTACGGCGAGGAGAAGACCAGGCAGCTCTGGAAGAGTGGTGTTGCATGGATTGACGGTGCGCTCGATGTCCGCAGAGAAGCCGCTTGACATCCCCGGGGATGGCATGTAGTTTTCGTGTTACTTTGCGGTAGTTGCGTTAGTGCAAAGCTCTCAAGATCGGATCGATCAAGTGACTACCTACATCACATAAGCCTCGGCATCTGCCGGGGCTTTTTGTTTATGCAGACGAATGCCATGGCTGAATGGCAGATTGCGGCGCTCGCTCCCACTAGGCCCGCTGAAATAGAACGAGAGGGAGTCCGCCGGGTACGCACCGGCCGTCTGCACCCATTCCGAGCCCTGGCAATTGCCGGGGCTTTTTCATTTGCGCTCCCCTCAAAGGGAGGAACCGAGATGCCGAACATGCCAGAGAAAGACCCATCGTTCTGGGTGTTGGTACTGACTGCCCTTCGTGATAACGGATTGGCCATGGGCCTCACGTTTGTCTTGACCTGGCTTCGCATTCAGTACGACGCCAAGGGAGCCAGCCCATGGCGCCAGTTCATCGAGGCTGCGCTGGGCGCACTGATCGTGATGGTGGTCGGCCTGGTGGTGAAGGAGCTGGGGTTCAGTATCGCCTGGTCGTTCGCCACCGCCGGCTTCATTGGTGTGCTTGGTGTCGAACAGGCACGCCAGCTCGGCAAGCGTTGGGCAGAGCGCAAGGTTGAGGAAGTTTGACCTTGCGCCACGTTTTCGAATGCGTCGTTTCGTGGCGCCAGATCAGGAAAGCCAAATGATCAAACTGACCGGAATCAACCGTAACGCCATCCACTTGGCTCCCTCGGCTATCGCACGCCTGCTCAACATGCGCCGATCTGAGTGATGACCTGCGCTGGATGCGCCGCCAGGCGCGCAAGGATCAACAAATGGGCCCGGATCGCAGCAGAGCGGATCCAGCAGGTGGTAGGACGCAATGCCAAGACTCAAGACACTGGGAAGCAGGGTGAAGACCCTGGGCGACCGAATGCCCACGGTGAACCCTGACTCATGGCGCACCAGCAAGCAGACGGCGGCGCAGCGTGGCTACGGCTATCGCTGGCAGAAGGCCCGTGAGGCCTGGCTCCACCAGCATCCCCTTTGCGTGTACTGCGAGCGCCAAGGCCGTGTGACCGCTGGCACGGTCGTCGACCACATCAGGCCGCATCGAGGTGACCAGGACCTGTTCTGGGACCAGCGCAACTGGCAGACGCTGTGCAAACCCTGCCATGACACGGTGAAGCAGGCCGAGGAGTCGGCAGCCGGCCGGGGATAGGACGAGCCCACCCTGAAATGAAGCGAATGAGAAGAATTATCATTCAAAATGCACCAAAATGGTGCGATAGAAGGAATTTATGGAGGGGGGGGTCGAAATTTGGGGGTTCTATCGCTTCCAGACCGCGCCCGACCCCATTCAGACTTTTTTTCCCACCCCCAAGGTTTTTGTTAATGGTGTTAACAGACAAACAGCGACGGTTTGTTGACGCTAAGGGTGGTGGTGCGTCCAATAAAGATGCGGCCATAGCCGCAGGATACGCGGCCTCCAGTGCTGCTGCGGCTGGTGCCAGGCTGGCAAAAAATCCCGACATCCTGGCTGCCCTGCAGAAGTTAAAGGGCCGGCCAAATGTTAAAGCTCGCAACCCTGATCCGCCCCCTGTAGGTGACCAGGATGGTGGTAGCGAGATTGATACCGCCGGCGGCGAGTTTCTCACCGGGCTGCCTGACACGGACGACCCATTGCTCTGGCTTCAAGCCCTGATGAATGACCCCAGGGCGAAGATTTTCGACAGACGTAACGCCGCCCAGGCCGCCCTGCCGTATGTGCACGGCAAGAAAGGTGACGTCGGCAAGAAGGAACTGAAGGCCGATGCGGCCAAGGCTGCCAGCAAAGGCAAGTTCTCGGCCGGCAAGCCGCCGCTCTCCGTTGTGAAGAGGTAATCGATGCTTTGGACAACTGCCTGCCCTGACTGGTGGCGGATGCTGTCTGCGGGTCAATCGATTATTCCGGCTCCGCTTTTCCCTGCCGAGGCAGAGGAAGGGCTTGAAGTGTTCAAGTCGCTAAAGATCGTTGATGCCCCAGGCAGCCCCACGATTGAAACGGCTTGCGCACCCTGGGTGCTGGATTTTGCTGGTGCGATCTTCGGCAGCTACAACAGCGAGACCGGACAGCGCCTGATCAGCGAGTACTTCCTCTGCATCCCGAAGAAGAATTCGAAGTCCACGATTGCCGCCGCGATCATGCTCACCGCGTTGGTACGCAACTGGCGCCTGGAGGCCGAGTTCATCATCCTGGCTCCGACCAAGGAGATTGCTGACAACTCGTTCAAGCCTGCTGCGGCGATGGTGAAGCACGACGAGGAACTATCTGATCTGTTCCATGTGCAGCCTCACCTGAGGCTGATCACGCACCGCGAGACGGGGGCCACCCTGAAGGTGGTGGCCGCTGATAGTGATGTGGTCGGCGGCAAGAAGGCTGTCGGCGTCCTGATAGACGAAGCCTGGCTATTCGGCAAGAACCCAAAGGCCCCGGACATGATCCGCGAGGCTACCGGCGGTCTTCTGTCCCGGCCGGAAGGTTTCATCATCTGGCTGACCACGCAGTCGAACGAACCGCCTGCTGGGGTCTTCAAGTCGAAGCTGAACTACGCCAGGGGCGTGCGTGATGGCCGCTATGAGGACCCGCAATTTCTGCCGGTGATCTACGAGTTCCCGGCGGAGATGATCAAGAGCGGGGAGGCACGGCTACCGGAAAACTTCCACCTGGTGAACCCCAATATGGGGTACTCGGTGGATCGGCCCACCCTGGAGCGCATGCTCAGGCAGGCAGAGGTCGACGGCGAAGCAGAGCTGCGCGGGTTCTTCGCGAAGTTCCTGAACATCGAGGTCGGCCTGGCACTGATGTCCGACAGCTGGGTCGGCGCGGACTTCTGGGAGCCACAGGCCATGTCGGGGCTTACCCTCGAGAGCCTGATCGAGCGATGCGAGGTCATTTGCGCCGGCGTTGATGGCGGTGGCCTTGATGACCTTCTGGGGTTGAGCTTGCTGGGTCGGGAGCGGGACGGTCGCCGCTGGTTTCACTGGGCCCATGCCTGGGCTCATCCATCGGTGCTTGAGCGTCGAAAATCGGAGGCACCGCGGCTTCATGACCTGGCCGCAGTTGGCGACCTGACCATTGTTGAGCGGATGGGCGATGACGTCGAGCAATTGGCTGGATACGTGGCCAAGGCAAACAAGGCTGGCCTGCTGGACAAGGTTGGCCTTGACCCGGCGGGCATCGGCGCGGTGCTTGACGCTCTACTTGAGGCAGGCATCACCGAGGAGCAAACCATCGGCATTTCGCAGGGCTGGAAGCTGACCGGTGCGATCAAGACCACTGAGCGAAAGCTGGCCGAGGGTGTGCTGACACACTGTGGCCAGCCGCTTATGGCCTGGGCCTGTGGGAACGCCAAGGGCGTGCCGTCGGCGAACGCCTTCCTGATCACCAAGCAGGCTTCAGGCACCGCAAAAATTGACCCGCTGATGGCCACTTTCAACGCCGTCTCGCTGCTGGCCCTCAACCCGCAGCCCAAGCAAACACTCGCGAATCACATCATGAAGCATGGGATCAGAACTCTATGACCTCTCAAAACGAGGCGCCCCAGAGTAAGGGGGCGTCAGCGCTTGCTCGTCTGCGCGACTCATTGCCGGACGTGGTTGGCTGGGTCGGGTTTGCTCTGCTGGGCCGGGGCCTTTGGCTTGGCCTGGGCGAGGCCGTGGCGTTGTCCGTGTGCGGCGGGATCCTCATGGCGCTTTCGGCGTACTCGGCAATTCGGGGAGGTGATTGATGTTCAAAGCCTTTCTCGGAAGGAAAAGCGACCCGCTGATTATCGACACACCGGAAAAATTGGCGCAGGCACTTGGCTCCGGCTACGAGACCACTTCAGGTCAGCGCGTGACCACCGCCAGCGCCTTACAGCAACTGGTGGTGTTCAACTGCGTTCGGGTGCTGTCTGAGTCGATCGGCATGCTGCCTTGCAGGCTGCTCAAGCAGAGCGGCAAGGTCAGGCTGCCGGCCACCAGTCACCGGCTTTATCCGCTGCTCACCATGGCGCCCAATGGTTACATGACGGCGCAAGAGTTCTGGGAGCTGATGGTGGCCTGCCTGTGCCTGCGCGGGAACTTCTACGCCTACAAGGTCAAGGCCCTTGGCAATGTCATTGAGCTGCTGCCGATAAATCCGGACCGCGTTCAGCCAAAGCTCAAGGATGATTGGTCCGTCGAGTACAACGTCACGTTCAATAGCGGTCCGGAGACGCTGAGCCAGGACGAAATCTGGCACGTGCGGCTCTTCACGCTCGATGGCCTTGTAGGCCTAAACCCGATCGCCTATGCACGCCAGGCGCTTGGCCTGGGGCAGGCCATGGATGCTCATGCCTCCAAGCTGTTCACGAACGGTGCCGTCACCAGTGGCGTACTGCGAACCGATCAGCAGCTCACCGAAGAAGCTTTCGGGCGCCTTAAGACTGAGTTCCAGGGCGAGCACATGGGCGTGGCCAATGCCTACAAACCCATGATTCTGGAAATGGGGCTGGACTGGAAGCCGATCAGCCTCAACGCCCAAGACACTCAGTTCATTGAGTCGAAGCGGCTCACCGAGGCTCAGATCTGCGGCATGTACCGGGTGCCGCCGCACCTGGTGGCCAACATGGACAAGATGACGCTCAACAACGTCGAGCAGCTCGGTATGAGCTTCGTCAACTACTCGTTGGTGCCTTATCTGACCCGAATTGAGCACCGGATCCAGGTTGGCCTTCTCAACGAGAAAGACCGGCTCAGCCATTACGCAAAATTCAATGCCGGCGGCCTCATGCGCGGCGACCTGAAAGGCCGCTACGAGTCCTACGGCAAGGGAATTCAGTGGGGAATCCTGAGCCCGAACGACTGCCGCGATTTGGAAGACCTTAACCCGCGGGAGGGGGGCGACGTTTACCTGACCCCAATGAACATGACCACAAATCCAGAGGCTGCCGGCAATGCAGACAAAACAGCGCCTTGACCTGCCGCTGACCATCAAGTCGGTCAGCGACAGCGGCGAGTTCGAGGGCTATGGCTCGGTGTTTGGCGTCGAAGACAGCTACGGAGATGTGGTTGTCCGAGGCGCTTTCACCGCAAGCCTGGCCAAGTGGCAAGAGAAGAATCGCCTGCCGGCCATGCTCTGGCAACACAACATGAGCGAGCCGATCGGCGTTTACACCGAGATGCGCGAGGACGATGTAGGCCTCTACGTCAATGGTCGCCTGCTCATCGAGGCCGACCCGCTGGCCAAGCGCGCTCACGGCCACATGAAGGCGGGCAGCCTGACCGGCATGTCCATCGGCTACATGCTCGATGACTACGAGTACGACAAGGAAAAGGGCATCTGGCTGCTTAAGGCCATCGACCTGTGGGAAGTCTCCCTGGTCACCTTCCCGGCCAACGATGAGGCCCGGATTACCGACGTTAAGTCTCTGCTGGCCCGTGGCGAAACACCGCCGCCCAGCAAAGTGGAGCGAGCCCTGCGAGAGGTAGGGTTCTCCGGCTCCCAGGCCAAGGCCTTCATGGCCAAGGGCTACGGCGCAGTTTCACCGCGAGAGGCGGGTGCCGACGCATCACTCAACCACCTGAAATCCCTTTTGGAAAAAATGTAAGGAGCCTCTCATGGCTGTTGAAGAAAAAGACATCAAAGAAGTCGCCGAAGCCCTGGGCAAGAAGTTCGACGAGTTCAAGGAAAAAAACGACAGGCGCATCGCCGGCCTGGAGGAGGAAAAGGGCAAGCTCTCCGGCCAGGTCGACACCCTGAACGAGAAGCTGGGCGAGCTCGACGAGCTCAAGTCGGCACTCGAGAAGGAACTGGCTGACCTGAAGCGCCCCGATGGCACCGGCACCAAGGCCGCGAGCGAGCACAAGGCCGCCTTCATGCAGTTCGTTCGCAAGGGTATCGACACCGGCCTTGGCGAGCTGCAGGCCAAGGCCTTGCAGGTCGGTACCGACGCCGATGGCGGCTACGCCGTCCCCGAGGAACTGGATCGCAGCATCATCGAGTTGCTCAAGAACACTTCGCCGATGCGCCAGATCTGCAACCAAATCACTGTCGGCTCGCCCGACTACAAGCGCCTGGTCAGCCTGGGTGGAGCCGGATCCGGCTGGGTGGGCGAAACTGACGCTCGCCCGGCGACTGGCACCCCGACCCTGGGTCAGGTTTCGGCCTTCATGGGCGAGATCTATGCCAACCCGCAGGCCACCCAGACCAGCCTGGACGATATCTTCTTCGATGCCGAGGGCTGGCTGAACGGTGAGGTCTCTCGGGAGTTCGCCGAGCGCGAGGGTGCTGCGTTCCTGCTGGGCAATGGCGACAAGAAGCCCAAGGGTATCCTGGCCTACGCGCTGACCACGGCAAAGGACAAGGATCGCCCCTTCGGCACGCTGCAGAAAGTCATCACTGGCTCGGCCGGTGCGTTCACCGGTGACAACCTGATCGACCTGGTTCACTCGCTGAAGGCCGGCTATCGAGCGAATGCCCGCTTCATGATGAACAACCTGACGGTGGCCTATGCCCGCAAGCTGAAGGACAGCGAGGGCAACTACCTGTGGCGCCCAGGTCTTGAACTCGGCCAGCCGTCGACCCTGCTGAGCTACGGCATCACCGAGAACGAGGACATGCCAGACATTGCTGCCGATGCCAACGCCGTCAGCTTCGGCGACTACAAGCGTGGTTACACCATCGTCGATCGGATCGGTACCCGGGTGCTGCGCGACCCTTACACCAACAAGCCGTTTGTTGGCTTCTACACCACCAAGCGCGTCGGCGGCATGCTCGTCGACTCCCAGGCGATCAAGGTTCTGACCCTGAGCGCTGCCTGACCGAACGGGCGCCTTCGCGCGCCCGCTTCTGGAGGATCTATGCCAATCATTCTCGTGAAAAAGCCATTCCCGTTCGCGGTGGATGGGAACCAGGTCGTCGTGGTCAAGGAAGGCGAGCAGGACGTGTCGGAGCGTTGCGCCCTGGTGGCCGTCGATCACCTCGGTGTCGCGGAGTATCTGAACAAGCAGAGCCCGCCACCGCTGCGCGAGGACGGCCCTACCGTGGCCGAGTTTGTGGATGCTGGCTATCTGGCACTGAACTATCCGCCAGAGGGCTACGCCTCTCGCAGCACGCAGGAGGAGATCGACGCGGCGATCCTGCAGCAGAAGGGGGCCGACACTGAGACGGACCCGCTCAAGATGACCGTCCCAAAACTGAAGGACTGGCTCACGGCCAACAACATCGCGTTCGAGTCCGGCATGGCCAAGGCCGCCTTGCAGGCTCTGGTGCCGAAAAATGATTGATCTGGCCGAGGTCAAGGCTCATCTGCGCGTCGATTTTGACGACGAGGACAGCCTGATCCAAGGCTACACGGACGCTGCCCTGAGCACCTTCAGCACTTGGACAAACCGAGCGCTGTTGCCTGCTGACGCTGTGCTGCCGGACCCTGTTGGCAATGCCATTCTGATGTCGGCCGGCATCAAGCAGGGGGCCTTGCTGCTGATTGGCCATTGGTACCTGAATCGCGAGTCGGTCACGGCCGGTGCTGCAATTGAATTGCCAATGGCAACCAATGCGCTCTGGAAGCCACATCGGTGGGTGAATGTATGAAAGCCGGGAAACTGCGTCACCGGATTGACTTCGAAGCGCGTGGCCAGGTGCAGGATCCGGACAGCGGTGAGATGGTGCCGGGCTGGCTTCCGGTTCGGCAGCGTGTTGCCGCAGATTACCAGCCAATGAGCGCCCGGGACGTTTTCACGGCTCAGACCGCGAACTCCGAGGCCACAGGGCGGTTTGTCATTCGCCGCTGGCCTGGGCTGGCCCCAACCATGCGCATCATCCACCGCGGCCTGCTCTACAGCATCATCGGCCAGCCGATCCCCGACCCGGAATCCGGTCTTGAGTACGTCACCATCCTGGTGGCGACTGGGGTGAAGGATGGTTGACTGGATCAGCTACAAGCTCAATGGCGCCGAGGAGCTTTCCGCCAAGTTCAAGTCCCTGCCCGAGGAAATGCGCCGCAAGGTGGTAACGCCGGCGGCCAGAGATGCCATGGATATCGTGCTGGTCGACGCCAGGGACCGCGCCGCCCGTGTCGACGATCCGGAGACGGCGAACTTCATCCCGGCGAACCTCGCGATGGTGAATCGAAAGGCCCTGGGCGAAGAACTGGGCGTGGTGATCATCTCGGTCGGTGTGCGGATGCGCAAGCGCGGCGTCGGTGGCGGGAACACGTTCTACTGGTGGTGGGTTGAACTCGGCACCGAGAAGAACAGGGCGAAGCCTTTCCTCCGTCCGGCGCTGCAGAACAACCGGGAGGCGCTGTTTCGGGAGTTCCTGAGTTCGGCGAAATACCAGTTGATCAAGCTGAAGGTGGATGGATGATCGCGCCAATTTTCAAGGTATGTGCTGCCAACCCAGGGGTGACGGCTCTGCTGGGCACGTCCCCCACCAGGCTGTACCCCCATGGTGAGGCCCCGGAAGGCGTGGTCAAGCCCTATGCGGTCTGGCAGGTAGTCAGCGGCTCGCCGATCAACTACCTCAACGGGGTGCCGGACACCGATCGGTACGGCCTGCAGGTCGACGTGTACGCCGATACCGCCACCGCTGCCGAGCAGGTGGCCACCGCCATCCGCAAGGCCATCGGCTGGCACGCCTATGTCACCGGTTTCGGCGTCGATACCCGGGATACGGCCACCAAAAACTACCGCAAAGGCTTCGACGTTGCCTGGCTTGTGAGTCTGTAGCCGAAAACCTGAAAACCACCCGCTCCGGCGGGTTTTTTATTGCCCGCAAACAGCGATTTCCGAGGAAATCAGGGAGTAGAAATTGACTATCAAGACCCAAGGCACCGACCTGTACGCCATCGATCCGCAGAACAACACCATCCTGGCGGTGGGTTGTTTTACCTCGCTCGATGGCATCGACACCTCGATCGCGCAGATCGACGTGACCTGCATGAACTCCACCGCGCGCGAGTACGAAGCCGGTCTGGCCGAGCCGGGTTCGGCGTCGTTCGGCCTGAACATCGATCCGCAGAACGCGGCACATCTGCGCCTGCATCAGTTGAAGACCGCCGGCACCAAGCTGCGCTGGGCTGTCGGCTGGTCCGATGGTCAGGTCACCAACGACGCCGGCGAGAAGGAGGGGATTCCACCGCTGGTGGGCGCCGCCGGCGCCGTGACCGCTCTGGTGCTGAATTCGGCCGGTTCCGGCTACACCACGGCCCCGACTGTGGCAATCACCGGTGGTGGCGGCAGTGGCGCAACTGCAACGGCTCAGATCGAGGACGGCAAGGTCACTGGCTTCACCATCACCAACCCAGGCTCTGGCTACACCACGGCACCGACCGTGGCCCTCACCGGCGGATCCGGCACCGGCGCCTCGGCGCGCGCCGTGATCGACACCGGCGTCGACTTCGACCTGCCGAACACCCGTACCTGGCTCACCTTCGAAGGCTACATGAACAGCTTCCCGTTCACCTTCGGCCTGGGCGACGTCGTGAAATCCACCGTAGGCATCCAGGTATCGGGCGACCCGGTACTGGTTCCAAAATCTGCGTAAGGACTGACCACCCATGGAATTGAGCATCGCCTCGCTGGCCGCCGCCGGCGCATTCGCTCCACCCCCGGTGAAGAAGGAAATCACCTGGCACTCGAACGGAACGGCTCAGACCGCGACGATCTACGTGGCTCATGAGTCGTTCATTTCGGTCACCGAGCACTGGGATGCCCAGCATCTGGGTGGCGACGTCACGGCGCAGCGGATCGCCTCCTGCATCGTCGACAAGGACGGCAAGCCGGTATTCACCCAGGCCGATATCGTGGGCAATCCGAAGACCGGTCACGGCCCCCTGTGCGCCGAGCTGACCATCGTGCTGCTAGCCGCCATCGGCGAGGTGAACAGCGTTCCGGAGGCGGCCCTCGAAAAAAAATCGAGCCCGAGGAAGAGTTCTGGCACGAGCTCGTCCTCGCGGGCATCGGCGGGTGCACGATCGCGCAAGCCAAGCAAAACCTGAGCTATGTCGAGGCCATGGAGTGGATGCGGTACCGGATGCAGACCGGACCGCTGAACCTTGGCCTTCGGCTTGAGCAAGGCTTTGCGATGCTGGCGACGCTGCTCAACAACGTGCATGGCGGGAAGGCGAAGTTTGAGGACTACCTTCCCGATCGCGGCTTCCAGGCCGCCGAGACAGAGCCGAGAGAGGCAACGCCGCAGGATCTACTGGCCCTGCTGCAACGAGTGAAGGGGTGATTTATGGCGGTTGATTCGCTCGGCCAGTTGACGGTTGACCTGATTGCGAACACGGGCGGCTTTGAGCGGGGCATGGATCGCGCTGAGCGAAAGCTCAAGTCCACCGCCAGGGAGGCGAAGTACCAGGCCGGCCAGCTTGAGAAGCTGGTCGGTCAGATCGATCCGGTCGTCGGCGCCTATGGCCGCCTCGACAAGATGGAGGAGCAGCTTCGCAAGCACCGGGCCGCTGGCCGGCTCGATCAGGAAGACTTCACCGAGTACCTGAAGAAGCTCAACGAGCAGCGCGCCGCCATTGGCGCCAATGACGCGGCCATGGCGAAGGGCGGCATGTCGGCCAAGGCCTATGCCGCCGCGCTGCGCGGTGTTCCTGCTCAATTCACGGACATCGCGGTGTCGCTCCAGGGTGGCCAAGCACCGCTGACAGTCTTTCTGCAGCAGGGCGGCCAACTGAAGGACATGTTTGGCGGTATCGGCCCGGCGGCCAAGGCCCTGGGCGGTTACGTGCTGGGCTTGGTCAACCCGTTCACGGTGGCAGCCGCCGCCGGTGCGGTCCTGGCCCTGGCCTACAAGCAGGGCAGTGACGAGGGTACGGCTTTCACCGCGTCCCTGGCCGAAACCGGAAACACCGCCGGCACCACGGCCAGCAGCCTGTCATCGCTGGCTCGGCAGGTTGCCCAGGCCGGTGGCACGGTCGGAAAGGCCTCGGAGGTTCTGGCGCAACTGGCTGGCTCCACCCGCATTCCGGTGTCTGCGTTCGAATCGATCGCCGCCGCAGCGATCAAGTACGAATCGGCCACCGGCCTGGCGGCCGAAAAGACGGTCGAGAACTTCGAGCGGATCGCCAAGGATCCGGTCAGCGAAATTCTGAAGCTCAACGAGTCGATGAACTTCCTGACGGCATCGACCTATGAGCATATCCGGTCGCTGCAGGAGCAGGGCAAGATTCAGGATGCTGCCTCGGTGGCCACTGCGGCATATGCCGATGGGTTGAACCGGACGTCGACGACCATCAAGGAAAACCTCGGCTACATCGAGACTGGTTGGAACACCGTAAAGGCTGCTGCGAAAGGCGCCTGGGATGCCATGCTCAATGTGGGGCGGGAAACCACCCTGGATCAAAAGCTTGCTGAGCTTGACGACAAGCTGAAGGACTTGGCCAGCCGCAAAACCTCGCCGCTGATGTTCGAGGATAACCCGAACCTTGGCGAGCTCGCCGGGGGGGAGGAGGCCCTCCAGCGCCAGAAAACCGAGCTGCTGGTGCAGAAGGCCGAGCAGGATCGGCGGGCGGCGGCAAAGGGATTTGCTCAGCAGCAGCAACAGCAATCCGTTGACGATCAGGTCAAGCTGGACAAGCTGCGCAGGGAGACCGAGAGCAATGCCGAAAAGCGGGCCCGCGAGCTTGCGGACTACCGCCTGCTGGTTGAACGGCGCGTCACCCAGGCCAGGGCCACCGGCGACAAAGGGCTGCTCATCTCCGCCGAGCAGCAGGCGAAAGACATCGCCGCGATCAACGAGAAGTACAAGGACCCGGCGGTCAAGAAGACGCCGCAGTACCGGGAGGACGCCGGCACCAAGGCGCTTGACCAGGCGAAGCAACAGTACGCCGCGCTCCAGCAGCAACAGGCCCTGATCGGCGACCAGGCCGCCGCCAGCCAGACCCTGGGTGCAAACGCGAAGAAGCTTGTCGAGTGGGAGCAGCAGTTGGCCGACATCAAGGCCAAGAAGACGCTGACCGCCGACCAGAAGTCGCTGCTGGCCAATCAGGAGCAGATCACCGCCCAGCTCAAGAAAAACGCGGCACTCGAGACCGAGAACACCCTTCGGGAAAAGGGCCTGGAAACTCGCCGCAAGCTGGCGGCGTTCGATGAGAACCTGAAAAGCCAGCTCGCCAGTGCCCAGCAGGGCCTGGACAACAACCTGGCCGGCATCGGCCTGGGCGATGTGCAGCGGCAACGCATGCAGGAGCAGCAGGCCATTCGGCAGTCGTACCAGTCGCAACTGGACAAGCTGACCTCCGACTACAACAAGAGCAACAAGGACCAGTTCAGCACCGAGCTGTACGACAAGGAGACGGCCGCCCTGCGTAGCGCGCTCGACCAGCGCCTGGCGATGCAGCAGAAGTACTACCAGGACGTGGACAGGGCGCAGGAGGACTGGAAAAACGGAGCCTCCGAGGCCTATGACGACTACATGCGGAGCGCTCGGGACGTTGCAGGGCAGACCAAGAGCCTGGTCACCAATGCCTTCAACTCGATGGATGATGCCGTCGCCAACTTCGCGCTGAGCGGAAAATTCTCGTTCTCGGACTTCGCCAGGTCGGTGCTGGCTGACATGGCCAGGATCGCTGCACGCCAGGCGTCGTCGTCGGTGTTGAGTTCGCTGTTCGGGATGGCGTCCTCCGCGCTGGGGTCCTACTTCGGCAGCGGGGGCAACGGCCTTGCCGCCGGCTCGGCAGGGGCTGTCTCGTCGAGCGCTGGGGCTTCTGCTGCCGGCTACACCGGGGATGCCTTCAAGAACTGGTCGGGTGGCTACTCGGACGGCGGCTACACCGGAGACGGTGGCAAGTACGAGCCGAAGGGTGTCGTCCACGGTGGCGAAGTGGTGATCCGCAAGGAAGTGGTCCAGCAGCCCGGCATGCGGCAGTACCTGGAGCGGCTGAACAAGCGCGGGTATGCCGATGGTGGGTACGTGGGACTTGATAAGGCTGCATCAGCCTCAAGCACTGGGGCAGGGGCGACTTACAGTTTCCCAATCTCAGTGCAGGTTGATACGTCAGGTGTGAATGCTGATCCAGCGGCTTCAGAAAAAGACGCTGTTACGATGGGCCGGAATATCCAGAACGCAGCCAGAGCAGAGGCTGAAATGGCTATTCGTAAGGGGCTGATGCCTGGCGGCAGTATCTATCGAGAGATCAGGGGGCGGTAAGAATGGAATTTGAGTACGACAGATTTGAACTGATGCAGTCTCTTGGAGAGGCTCTTTCGCAGTTCTTTTTCAAGGACCTTCCTGAAGGCGTCACAGCTGAAGAGCTACGTGCTCGCGGAAGGGCGCTGGGTGCAGTTCTCGGCCGAGTCCAGGCCGTAATCGCGGAGGAAGGGGTGATTGGGCCCGAAACGATCATGGAAATTCGGCGTCTTGAGAGTCTTCATTCGAAAAGGATGGCTGACCAAGCAAGCGAATCCATCCGTCCAGGCGGCTATGTCTGGAGTCGTCCTATCAGAGAGTGACTATGGCAATCGAAACATTCACCTGGTGCCCGAAGGTCGAGCCCGTCGGCACAGTCGAGTTCAGGGTCAAGAGCGCCAAGTTCGGCGATGGCTACGAGCAGGTGGCTCAGGATGGCATTCACAACAAACGCCAGTCCTGGCCACTGACCTTTGTCGCTGAAGAGGCTCGAATCAGGGAAATTGCAGACTTTCTCGATCGCCATGCCGGGGCCGCGCCGTTCTACTGGACGGCGCCGCTCGGCGATCAGGCGCTTTACCGCTGCAAGACCTATCAGCCGTCGCCTCTTGGCGCTGGCATTTACTCGCTGACGGCGACCTTTGAACAGGCATTTCACCCATGATCCAGCCAATCAACATCGGTTCGGCGCCGAACGACGGCACCGGCCAGCACCTGCGTTCGGGCGGCCAGATCATCAACGACAACTTCGCCGAGCTGGATACCCGCACCGCGGCCGCCCAGGCGAAGGCCGATCAGGGCGTTTCCAACGCGGCGGCCGCCCAGGCAACCGCAGATGCGGCGAAAGCGAAAGCAGATGCGGCAGTGCCCGGCGCGGCACTTGGGGCGTCTGTCGCGCAGCTCGTAAACGGAACCGTGCCGGCCGGCCAGCTCCCGAGCTACGTTGACGACGTGCTCGAGTACCCGACCTTGGCCGATTTCCCGGCTACCGGCGAGACCGGGAAGATCTATATCGCAATCAATGGCGGCGACAGCCCGACGAACCCGACCCGGCAATATCGCTGGAGCGGTACCGCATTCGTGCTGATCCCGGCATCGCCTGGGTCGACCGATCAGGTGCCTGAGGGCACGACGAACCAGTACTTCACCGCTGCTCGGGTCCGCTCGACGCTGCTCGCCGGCCTGGGCGCTGCTGTCAATGCCGCGATCCTCGCGAGTGACACGGTCCTGCAGGCCTTCGCCAAGCTCCAGGGCCAGATCAACGCGAAGCTGGGCATAGGCGACACTGCGGCCGATTCTGCGAAGCTGAACGGCCAGCCAGCCTCGTTCTACACGGCGCCGATGGCCGGTGCCACAGCGTCAGCAGCCGGCTCGAAAGGGCTTGTGCCAGCGCCTGCGGTACTGGGCTCCAATCCGAAGTACCTGTCGGATGACGGCACCTGGAAGGAAGTCGGCGCAACCGGCGCAGCGCTTCCGGTCGGCACGCTTTACGTCCACATGGGTGCCGCCGACAAAATCCCAGCCGGCATGCTGCCGCTGAACGGTCAACTCGTTGATCGAGCGACCTGGCCGCAACTCTGGCAGAAGTACTCCTCTGGTGAGCTCTTGCTTGCATCCGAGGCGATATGGCAGGCAAACCCTGACTATCGGGCTTACGGCTCATCCGGGACAACGGCGAGCAACTTCCGTCTTCCTGACCTGAACGGCCAGCAGTCAGGCAGCATCGGATCTGTGTTCATACGCGGTTGGAACAGCTCAATGCTCGGCCCGGGGAGAATGCGCCCGGATCAGTTGGGCCCGATGAAGTACGTGAACAACACGTATGGCGGTACCACGAGCGTTTACATCTCGAACGCCGCCGGCACCACGGCCACGCTCTCCCGTATCGGCGTGGCGGCAAACCCACAGGTTACTCCTGTCGATGGCGCCGCAGACGGAACAAGGTGGATCACCAATACCGGCGACGAGACGCGCCCCAAGGATGTTGCGTTCATCTTCTGCATCGTCGGTGCAACGACCACGAGCAACCCGGGTACTGTCGATGTAACTGCGCTGGCGACCCAGGTCAATGCGCAACAGGCGCAGTTGGAGACTATCGATTTCACAATCATCTACCCCAACGGTGGAACAGATACTTCTCCCGCGTTAACAGCGGCTGGCGCCAGATATACAAATCCGAGCCCATGGCCAGGTAAAAGGCTCATATGCGAGGCCCAGTTGCAGTACAACGGAAGCTGGATTTCGGCAGGTTGGTGGACAACATCAGCACAAGCAATTGGCACGAGGGCGGCCCAAAACGCTGACACGGTAATCACCGTTGTCGGAGTTGGCGGCTGCATGGTCGGCTACCAGTACGCGGGAGGGTCTTCCGATTACAACAGTGGCAACGCCTCGGCGAACCTCCCCGTCCGGGTACGCGTATGGAGGGCCAAAGGATGAATATCTTCGGTCGAATTGACAGCTTTGAAATGTGGGTTGATGAAACGGGCATGGAATGCCCGGAGGGTTGGATCGAAATGTCCAGCCAACGGCCGGACGGTCCGGACTCTCTGGATTTCACAGCCCGGCCAGACGGCACCTGGGCGATCACGCCGGCCACCTTGAAAGCCAAGGCCGCCGGCGTTGAGCTGGAGTGGCAGCAGGTGGAGATGGCCGTGATTGCCAACCAGTTACTGGCACTCGAGGAGGAGGCGCCGGACGCCCTGCCGGGCAGCCGAAAAGACTGGTTGCAATACCGAACGAGGGTTCGCCTGTGGCATGAGTCGCCCGACTTTCCCACGCAAGAACAACGCCCCGTCCGACCTTCCTGAACCCATCTCACAAGAAACCAATATGGCAATCACAGCAGATATCCAGACCCTGGAGCCTGGCGCGTGGGTGGAGCTTTTCGAGCTCGACGCCACGATGCTGGGCGCCGAGCTTTACCGTTTCCACGGGTACCCACAGGAGGCATCGATCTTCTGGCAGGGCAACGAGTACTCGCCCTGGCCCATCAAGGCCGAAGGCTTCGAGATGACGGGGCAGGGCAGCCAGCCCACACCGACCCTCTCTGTCGGCAACGTCGGCGGCTTCATCACCGCCCTGGTGCTGTACTTCGAGGACCTGGTGGGTGCGAAGCTGATCAGGCATCGGACCCTGGGCAAGTACCTCGACGGCCAGCCCGAGGCCGACCCCGAAGAAGAACTGCCGCCGGATATCTGGTACGTCGAGCGAAAGTCTGGCGAGGATCCAGGCGGAGTTGTGTCGTTCGAGCTGGCCACCGCGCTCGACTTCCAGGGCGTGCAGCTTCCGCGCCGGCAGATCGTGGCCAATGTCTGCTGGTGGCTGAGCTGTGGCGGGTACCGCGGGCCGTACTGCGGCTACAACGGCCCGCCGGTCGCCGACGAGAACGACGTGATAGTCACCGACGCGGCCAAGGACAAGTGCGGCGGCAGGCTGAACAGTTGCAAGCTCCGTTTCGGCGCGAACAATCCACTGCCTTACGGCTCATTTCCGGCCGCCGGCCTGATCAGGACCTGACCTATGAACAAATCGACCCGCGCCGCGATCGAGCGGCACGCTATTGCCGAGTACCCGCGAGAGTGCTGCGGCCTGGTGATCAGGGAAGGGCGCCGGGAGGTCTACGTCGAATGCCGGAACACAGCGTCGACGCCGAGCGAGCACTTCCGCATGGCGCCGGAGGACTACGCCGCCGCCGAGGATCGCGGCCAGGTGCTGGCGGTGGTGCACAGCCACCCCGACTTCCCTGCAACGCCGAGCGAAGCCGACCGGGTGTCCTGCGAGGCCTCGGGCCTGCCGTGGCACATCGTCGAAGTCCGGAAGGGCGACAAGGAACAGGTGCTGGCCGGCGAGCTGGTGAGCTTCGAGCCGGTCGGTTACGAGGCCCCGCTGATCGGCCGCAAGTTCGCCCATGGCGTGCACGACTGCCTCAGCATAGTCTTGGACTTTTACCGTCGCGAGATGGGCGTCGACCTGGGCAACTACCAGCGCGAGGATGGATGGTGGGACAAGGGCGGCAACCTCTACCTGGAGAACCTGCCGGCCGCCGGCTTCGAAAAGGTTTCGACACTGCAGCATGGCGACATCGTGCTGATGCAGATCCGGTCGCCCGTGCCGAATCACGCCGGGGTGTACCTTGCCGATGGTGTACTGAAGACCGAGCCGCATCACCACCCAGCGCCTGGCTCGATCATGCACCACCTGTATGGGCGCAACAGCAAGCGCGACACGTACGGCGGGTACTGGCAGGAGGTCACCGTCAGCTACTGGCGGTACACCAGGCGTTGACGTGGTATGGTCTGCCGATCTCACAAGGAGCGTTTTTTATGAGGTTCTCAATCTTGGCGCTGGCATCTGCATTGCTGCTGGCTGGATGTGTTGGGCCTGGAGATCTGGCAAAGAATGACCCCACCATCAAGGCAGTAACTCACAAAGACCCAAAACAGTATGCCTTGTGCGTTTTCCCACGGTGGCAGGATGCACGGACTGATTCTTCCATGGCAGAAACGGAAAGCGGGTATCGACTCTGGATTGCAAGCAACAACATGGCAGATGAACTGCTTGAGGTTCGCAAGACATCGAGTGGAAGTTCGGTAGCGCTTTATCAGCGAATGGCCTGGTCAAAAATGATGGGCAGAAGTGCAATTGAGGCAGCAGTGAAATCCTGCCTCTGATTATCCCGATTCCAACAGCCGCCTCCGGGCGGCTTTTTGTTGCCTGGAGAAAATATGGTTGAAGGCAAAGAGAAAATGCAAACGGTTCTTCTGTCGGGATCCCTGGCCAGAATGTTTGGTCGCCGCCACAGAATGACTACTGCTGGCGGCTTCCGAGACATCATGGGGTACTTCCGGCAATTCCCTGGATTCGAACGACACATGGCCGAGAGTGCAAGCAAGGGCATGCGGTACGCCATATTCAACGGGAAAGAAAACATCAGCGAGGATGACCTTGGAAAGCCCACTGGCCATGAGGCGGTTCGTATTGTGCCGGTTATCTCTGGGTCGAAGCGCGCAGGTCTTCTGCAGACAATCATTGGCGTTGTGCTGATCGCGGTGTCATTTATTCCGGGGTTTCAAGGGCTTGCCCCAGTTGGTATTTCGCTCGCCCTGGGCGGGGTGGTTCAGATGCTGAGTCCCCAGGCAAAAGGCCTGGGCACGCAGGACAGCCCCAACAACCGCCCGAGCTACAGCTTCAACGGCGCCGTGAATACGAGCGTCCAGGGCAACCCCGTCCCGCTGCTCTATGGCCGCATGATCGTTGGCAGTGCGGTGGTCAGCGCCGGCATCTACGCCGAGAACCAGATGTAACCCACTCTCCAGACCAGGCCCGCCGAGCGCGGGCTTTTTTTCGCCTGAAGGAAAGTCATGACCTATCACATCATCACCGGCAGCAAGGGCGGTGAGTCCAAGCCGCGCCCGGCAGTTGAGGCCCCGGACAACCTGCAGAGCACTGCCTACGCGCGCATCCTGGACCTTGTGAGCGAGGGCGAGATTCGCGGCCTGGCCAATGGCATGCAGTCGGTGTTCCTCGACGAGACGCCGCTGGCTAACGCTGATGGCTCGAAGAACTTCAGCGGTGTGACGCTCGATACTCGCTACGGTAGCCAGGATCAGGACCACATTGCCGGCTTCCCTGCCGTGGAGAGCGAGGTCGGAGTGAGTGTTGAGCTGCGCTACGGCCAGCCCTGGACCCGCGCGGTAACTAACCTGCAATTGTCCGCTGTGCGCATCCGGCTGTCGGTGCCGCGCCTGGCGCAGACCAACTCAAGCAACGGTGACACGAACGGGTATTCGGTTTCGTACCGCATCGATGTGTCGACGGACAACGGGCCGTTTGTGACCGTGCTGTCTGCGGCGTTCAGCGGCAAGACCACCACAAAATACGAGCGATCGCACCGGATCGACCTTCCTGAGGCAAGCAGTGGCTGGCAGGTGCGAGTCACTAGGCTGACGCCGAACAGCACATCGGGGCTCATAGCCGACACCACGAACATCGACGCGATCACCGAGATCATCGACGCGAAGCTGCGGTACCCAGGGTCCGCGCTGGTCGGCCTGCAGTTCGATGCCTCGCAGTTCCAGTCGATCCCTACACGATCCTTTGACCTGCGCGGTCGCATCATCCGGGTGCCCAGCAACTACGACCCGGAGAGCCGGCTGTATTCCGGCGTCTGGGATGGCTCATTCAAGACCGCGTGGACCGATAATCCGGCCTGGATCTTCTACGACCTGCTGCTGCATTACCGGTACGGCCTGGGCCACCTGCTGAACGCTGCCCAGGTGGACAAATGGGAGCTGTACCGGATCGGCCAATACTGCGACCAACCGGTACCGGACGGGAAGGGTGGCACTGAGCCGCGGTTCACCTGCAACCTGTTCTTGCAGACCCGGGCCAATGCCCTCGACGTGCTGCAGGACCTGGCCACAACGTTCCGTGGCATGTCGTACTGGGCAGCCGGATCTGTCATGGCCGTTGCCGATATCCCGGAGGACCCTGCCTACACGTACTCCAACGCGAACGTGATCGACGGCAAGTTCGGATACACCGGGTCTGCGAAGAAGACCCGCTACACCGTGGCCCTGGTGAGCTGGAACGACCCTGCGGACTTCTACCGGCCGAAGGTCGAGTATGTTGACGACCAGGCCGGCATCGCACGGTACGGTATCCAGCAGACCGAGATGACCGCCACCGGCTGCACGTCCCAGGCCCAGGCCCAGCGCATCGGCAAATGGGCGCTGCTGACCAACCGCCTGGAAACCGAGAGCGTTTCTTTCTCGGTGGGCCTGGATGGCGCCATGGCCCGCCCCGGACAGATCATCCGCATCGCAGACAACGACCGTGCCGGCCGGAGGATCGGTGGGCGCCTGCGCTCTGCAACGCTCGACACGCTGGTCCTCGATGCGGACGTGAAGGCATTCCCGGGCGACACGATCACCCTGATCATGCCGACCGGCAAGGCTGTAACGAGGGCGGTCAAGTCGGTCGGCTACCCACTGACCTGGGATCAGGCCGGGATCACCTGGGACAACGGCACCGTGACATTCGACACCACCGGCTTTCCTGCTGACGTTCAGCAGATTGTGCTGGCCGAGGATCTGGACGACCTGCCGCCGACGCACTCGATGTGGGCGATCGACTCGACGACCCTGGCCACCCAACTGTTCCGTGTCATGTCAGTTGCAGAGGACTTCTCCGACTCGGAGATCAAGTTCACGATCACGGGCGTGAAGCACAACCCGAGCAAGTTCGACGCGATCGACAACGGCACACGGATCGAATCGCCGCCGGTGACAGTGATCCCGCCGAGCGTGCAGCGGCCGCCGGCCAACGTGACCGTCAGCAACGACCACTTCGTTGACCAGGGCAGCGCGGTCAGCGTGATGACGATCGCGTGGGAGAAGCCTGAGGCGGCCATTGCCTACGAGGTCTACTGGCGCAAGAACGACGGGGACTGGATTTTCGCGGGGCGCACAGGGACAACCTCGATTGATGTGTCGGGTATCTACGCCGGCCGGTACGTTGCAAAGGTGCGGGCAATCAACTCGCTCGACATCGGCTCGGTATTCGCAACGTCGGCCGAGACCGTGCTTAACGGCAAGACCACACCGCCGCCGGTGCCTTCGTCGTTCACCGCTGAGTCGATCGTCTTCGGCATCAAGCTGAAATGGGGCATCCCGGCCGGGCTGAGCACGGCGGACATGCAGCGCACGGAGATCTGGTACAGCCAGACCAACAACATCAGCGATGCGATCAAGTTCGGCGACTACGCCTATCCGCAGAGTGACCTGACGATCATGGGCTTGGCCAGCGGCGTGCGGTTCTTCTTCTGGGCCCGGCTGGTCGACCGTATCGGCAACGTCGGCGCTTTCTACGGGCCGGTTACAGGGCAGTCGTCGGCGGATGCCGGGCCTATCCTCGACTACCTGAACGACCAGATCACGGAAACCCAGCTCAGCCAGCACCTGCTGGAAAAGATCGAGTCAGGCGGTGGGGCCCAGGTCGAGATCGAGGCGCTGAAGAGCGATCTTGCCGCGATGTACAGCATCAAGACCCAGCTCACCGTCGACGGTAAGCCATACCTGGCCGGCATCGGGGTTGGGGTTGAAAACGATGATGGGATCATCACGAGCCAGGTGCTGATCGCAGCGAGCCGCTTCGCAATCATCGACCCGAACACGACCGATGTCTTCTACCCGTTCGTTGTCCAGGGCAACGCGGCATACATCAAGTCGGCATTTATTGAGAACGGCTCAATCGACATGCTGAAGATCGGGAGCAACTTACAGTCGAGCAACTATGTGGAAGGCGAATCTGGATGGGCTTTTCTGCCTGACGGCACTTTCCAGATGATGGGTAACGGTGCAGATGGTTCTAAGTTGGTTATTACCAATAAAGGCATCTTCATCTATCACGCAAACGGCGTCAAAGCCATCGACTTGAGTGTGGACGCAACATGACGGTAGGCCTGATAACCCGCGACATTGACGGAAATATCACGACAAACATGACCCGCAAACTTAGCCAAATGGCCGGGTGGGTCGACACAAACGCACAGAACGGTACTGTCGATATCCAGATGCCGCCGGGTATGTCCTATTTCAGCGCAGTGGTGCCGCAGGAGAACTCACAGCGTACCAGCGGCAGCCGACCGGCGGTGACACAACTCACCAGCGGCAAGCTGTCCTGGGCGTATTCCCTGAGCACTGGGCAATTTGCGATGAAGTGTCGGATTTACTACGGCTACTACGGGTAGGAGAGAAAATGGGAGCCGGATTGATTGCTCGCCTGCCTACAGGCGAAGTCTTGTATGATACTTCGAAATCGGTTTACGGTTTAGTGAAAAGTGGTCAGCTAACTCAATATGTTGGCCGCTGGAACAAACTTTCTTCCATATTCACGGACGACATATACAAGTTCGTAGTGCCACGGGCGTTGAGCCCCATCGTATTCACTTATGGAGTTTGTGGGCAGCCGTACCAGTCTCGCGAAGGCGATGACGTCGTTTTTTACTTCGCAAATCCAAAAGGTGTTGTCCGAGTCTACGCGTTCGATTTGATGCGGCCGATCTTCTCCGGGCCTGCGTTGAAGACGCGGGACTCCAGCGGCAACTTCACGTTCAACAGCTTGCAGTGGCCAATGAACATCGTGGGGTTGAGTACGCCGCCGGCCCCCACCGGGCCGTGGTATCCGCTCCCGGGGGGATCAGAGCCTTCCCGTGCTATTGGCGGCTTCTCCGGCGGTAACAACTATCTGGCCCAGGATGCAGAGTCTGCGTCGAGCAACCCCAACAACCCATTGTCAGGCTTCCGTGCGCATTACTTTGACCGTGTGATAGACGCCACAAAAAACTTTGCGGCGCACATCCCGTGGTCGCGTGGCTGTGCGCAGATTTCCGGCACCGGCGGGCAATTCAACAACTTCTATGTGTACGGCATGGTTGAGGGCTGTTCTGGTCTATCAGGTGGCATTGTACGGCATATGTTCTGGTCTGGTGCCGGGACGACTTATGCCAGCACAAACAGCCAGTGGCAGTCTGGCCTGTACCTGCTGAACACCGACCCTCGGCCGACCAGCATGCTGATCGACATAGGCGCGTACCCATACCCATTTGATCCTCAGTAGGAGAGCCATATGCCAATCACACAGCAGCAACTGCTGCAGATCCTCCCCAACGCCGGCGCCAAAGCCGGCGTTTTTGTTCCTGCGCTCAACACAGCAATGGGCAAGTACGGAATAGTCGGGCGCCTGCGGGTCGCCGCATTCATCGCACAGATCGGGCATGAGTCTGGCCAGTTGCGCTGGGTCCGCGAGATATGGGGTCCGACTGCCGTTCAGCTTGGGTATGAGGGGCGCCAGGACCTGGGCAACACGCAGCCGGGAGACGGTTCGAAATACCGCGGCCGGGGACTGATTCAGATCACTGGCCGAGCGAACTATGCCGCATGCGGTGAAGCCCTGACCCTGGATCTGATCGCCCAGCCTGAATTGCTGGAGCAGCCGGCGAATGCCTGCATGTCGGCGGCATGGTTCTGGTCGAGCAAGGGGCTGAACACTCTGGCAGACGCTGGGCAATTCACGAAGATCACCAGCAGGATCAATGGCGGTCAGAATGGCGCCGCCGATCGCCAAGCGCTGTATGACCTGGCGATGAAGGTGCTGCCATGAATCTGCTCGAGCGGATTGCCCCCTACCTTGCTGTTCTGCTGCTCGTGGCCGGCGCGCTGTTCGGCGCCTATCACTTCGGTGGCAGCGTGGCCGATGAGCGCTGGCAGGCCCGCTGGAACAGCCGGGACGCCGCCGATCTGGCGGCAAAGGAACTCAACGAGAGCACCGAGCGAGCCAAGGAACAGGCGCGCCAGGCTTCTATTAATAAGGTGGTGGAAAATGGTCAGGTCCTGGTCGACACGGCAAATGCTGCTGTCACTGCTGCTAATCGTGAGTCTGGCCGGCTGCGCGACGTCGCCGACAGCCTTGCCGACCGACTCACAGCAAGTGAAGCCCGCGGCAATTCCTGCACTGCCGCCACAGGCAAGGCAGCTGCCCACACCGCCCGAGTGCTTGCCGACGTGCTCAAGCTGGCTGACGAAGCAGCGGGAAAGCTGGCAGCAACTGCTGACCAAGCCAGAGCCCGGGGCGTGAGTTGCGAGGCTGCGTATCGGGCGCTGGGCAACTGATCAGCGCAGGTAGCGCGCTGGTCCGACGGGGATCTGCCGACGCAGGTCCTCGTTCGTCCGTTCCAGATACGCGCAGCGGTGCTCAAGGTCGATCGCCTTGTTCCGTGACTCTGTTGCGATTGCCGCCTGGGCCCGCAGGCGTGCAAGCGCGCTCTCGCGATCCTGGGTTACCTGCTGAAGCATCTGTGTCAGCTTGAAGATCGATTCGCGGGCGGCACGCAGTTGCGTGTTGAGCTCGGCGATTTCGTGCTCAAGCAAGGCCGCTTGCTGCTTCCATATTTCTGTGGGCGAGGGGAGGCCCAGGAAGTCGAGGTCTTCCTCTAGCGTATCGGTCAT